GCGGCACCTACTCGGCGAAGTTGCTCTCGTTGGTGCTGAGCGTCGCGTCGCACGGCGACTTCTCGACCTACCCGAAACCGGTGTTCTTCGCGGGCGAGGGGATCGAAGGCGTCGCGGTCGGAGTGACGCCCGAACAGGCGGCAGCGTGAAGCCGATACCGATTCTGCTCAACCATGATCCAAGCGCAAAGCCAATCGGCTATGTGCTGTCGCATGCTGATGGATCGCTGCGCGTTCGCATATCGAAGGATGTGCGCATCACGCGGGAAATGCTATTCGATATTTTCGGGGGCGCGGGCATCCGCATCAACTCGTCCGCGCTCGAAAAAGATGGGACCATGGTAATACATGAGGGCACCATCCTCGAATTTTCGTTGTCGAGGCAGGCGACCGCATGATCGAACAGGTAGCCATCGCCATCTGCGGCGTCGCTTCGATCTGGCTGTCGCAGTCGCCCTCCTTCGCGCAGCGCCGCTGGGCTCCCGTGATCGGGATCATCGCGCAGCCCTTCTGGTGCTACGCCGCTTGGAAGGCTGAGCAGTGGGGTATCTTCGCGCTCTCGCTTGTCTATGCCGCGGGTTGGGTGCGCGGGCTGCGCACGTACTGGTGGGGTCGAGGATGATGCTGCGAATCAGCGCCCCGCATTTCGTCGCGGGCATCGTGCGCGGCGGTCTCTGCGCGCCCATCATTCGTTATATGAAAGGCTGGACGCTTGCGCAAATTGAAAGCTACTGCGCGAAAAAGAGCTGGGAAGTCGAGAGGATGCCTTGAAACCGAAACCACATATACAGCGGGCGCAACCCTACGACGGTGACGGATGGGTCTGTTATTGCCGCGGACCGGATGACCATGGGATCGGGTTCGGCAAGACTCCCGAGGAAGCATACCGTGACTGGCTAAACCCCGACTCGCTATTCAAGTTCTGGACGCAGGGCGCGGGCGCCTTTCGGCGGGTGAGCGGCCTTGGGTAACCTCTTCGACGACGAAGGGCTGTTTTGGGTGCCCGAGCAGTATAGCCGGGAGAAGGTCGACCGCAAAGCGAAGCAGCCCCGCATCCTGCCCGGGATTCCCGAGACAGGATGGAAGCCGCGCGCTATCTTCCCCGACCTCTCCGCGGCGAAAGCGATCTCCTTCGATACCGAGACGTTCGACCCCGACTTGCTCACCCTGGGCCCCGGTGCGATGCGGGATGGTTTCATAGTCGGCGTCAGCGTCGCGGCTGATGACTTCTGCGCCTACTACCCGATCCGCCATACGATCGGCGAGAACCTTGATCCCGTCCCGGTCTTCGCATGGTTGAAGGATCAGCTAGGGCGTCCCCGGCAACCGAAGGTCGGCGCGAATCTCCTCTACGATCTCGAATTCCTCGAGGAGGCCGGGGTGCATGTCGAGGGGCCCTTCTATGATGTGCAGTTCGCGGACCCACTGATCTACGAATACGAGTCGAGCTATTCGCTGGATTCCATCGCGCAGCGTCGCCTTGGTCTGCGCAAGGAGACTTCGCTCCTCTACCAATGGTGCGCGGATGCATATGGCGGGAAGCCCGATGGGGCGCAGCGCGCGAACATCTGGCGTGCGCCCTCAGAACTCGTCGGTCCCTATGCGGAGCAAGACGCGCGACTGCCCCTGCAAATCATCCGCAAGCAATGGGCGATGCTGCGCGATCTCGAACAACTCGACATCTTCCTGCTCGAGTCACGCCTGATTCCGATGCTGCTGCATATGCGTCGGCAAGGCGTGCCTATCAACGAAGCGCGGTGCAAGGAAGTCGATGCCGAGTTGACCATGAAGCTCGACGCGATGCAGAAGGAGTTGGGGTTCAACGTGCATGCCCCCGGCGACCTGCGCGCGCTATGCGAGGCTGAGGGCATCGCCTACCCGCTGACAGCGCAAGGCAACCCGAGCTTCACCAAGGGCTGGCTGAAGGAGCAACTGCACCCGAAGTTGCGGCAGGTGAACGACCTGCGCACGCTCTACAAGATGCGCGATACTTTCATCCGCGGGGCGTTGCTCGGCACCGCGCAAAAAGGGCGCATCCATTGCCAGTTCCATCCGCTGCGCAGCGACAGCTACGGCACGGTCAGCGGTCGGTTCAGTTCCTCGAACCCGAACTTGCAGCAGGTCCCCGCACGCGACGAGTACTGGGGCCCCACAGTGCGCTCCTGCTTCGTGCCCGACGAGGGGCTGGCATGGTTGAAGCTCGACCTATCGCAGATCGAGTTTCGTCTTGGCGTGCACTACGGCCAGGGTGAAGGGATTGAGGAGGTGCGTGACGCCTATCGCAACGACCCGAAAATTTCCTTCTACCGACTCGCTGCGGGGCTCACCGGTCTCCCCTATCAGGAGGCTAAGTCGCTGTCGCTGGGCACGCTCTACGGCATGGGACTCCCGAAGTTCGCCTCGATGATCGGTCGTTCGCTCTCGGAAGCGAAGCAGATATTCTCGACCTACAATGAGAAGTTGCCCTTCATGCGCGCGACCTACAACCACTACTGCACGATCACCGAGACTCGCGGTTCGCTGAGCGAGACCGGCGATGGTTGGGTGCGCACGATCGGCAACCGCCTCTGTCATTTGAATGCCGGGTTCGAGCACAAGTCGCTCAACCGCATGCTACAGGGCTCCTGCGCTGACTGGATGAAACGCGCGATGCTCGACGCTTGGGAGGCGGGAGTCTTCGATGTGCTCCTGATTTACCTCACGGTGCATGATGAGCTTGATACCGGAGTGCCCCGTTCGCGCGCGGGGGCGCAGGCAGCGCGCGAACTGCATAATGCGCTGACGAGCGCGTACGCATTATGCATCCCGGTGCTCGCAAGTAGTTCGATGGGTCGGGCCTGGGGCGACTTGGATGATGTCGACCCGCAGGATTTTGAGAAGTACCTACTGGAGAAAGTATAAATGCTGATGAGTCGGAGAGGTTTCCTAGGCATGATCCTAGCGGCTGCGGTGGCTCCGGCGATAGTCCGGGCCTCCTCGCTGATGAAGGTTGTGCCCCGGGCGCGATATGCTGTCCCGGAAGTGTGTTACTGGGTCGACGCCGATGGGGCCTTGCTTGGTCCGCTTGACGAGCTTGTCCCCTGCCCGCTGATGTACTTCAGCAAAGTGCGAGAGGACTTCGATTACATCGACGTCTCGACTCTCATGAGCGAGGCGAAGGAGTACGCCCTTGGCGTTCACTATGGCTTCCGGGCAGACTTCACGGTGGAGGTGCCGCCCGGGGCGCGGGCGGAGTTCTACTTTGACGGGCGACCGGCTCCGGTTCCGGTGCGCCTCGACTTCTCGCCATCAGCAGTCAACCCGACCGGCGTACTGGTCGCGCACTTCGATGATGTCGCGTTGGCGGAGTACGGCAACCGGGTTCCTGTAGTTCAAATCAGAAAGGGACGCACATGATTATCGAAGACCTCGCACTGATGGATCGGCGCACGCTGGAGAAACGGTGCAAGCGCGCGGAGTGCCTCATCAAGAGCGCCAAGCAGCAGGGCAACGCAGAGGCGGAAGCCTTCTGGACGCGCAAGCTCAAGGAGTACAAGAGCGAACTGGAGGAGAAGGAATGAGCGCGCCGGATGCAGCTATACCCGACATGACAGAGTGCCCTTGGTGTCATTCGATCTTCGCAGCACAGCATCACCCGCCCGCCCCGCCCGCCCTTTGCCCGCACGGCAAAGACCGCGAACAGGTGAACTGTTACGCCTGCATCAACGTACCGCCCGCCCCCGCTGCGCCCGCCGATTGGACCGATACGCGGGCACTATCGGGGATACTCAGCGTAGAAGAGAGGCAGCGACCCGCCCCCGCTGCGCCCGCGCCGACTCTCGAACCGTCACCATGCAAGGAGAATTGGGTCGAGCAGCAAGTAATGGCGTGCAATCCGCCCGCCGCCGTGCGTGCGGATGCCGCCGCGCACAGGTGGGCCTACAGTTACTTGCAGTCGCGGATGGAGAGCATCGACCGACACGGGTGGGCGCACGATTGTGATGGAGAGATTGAAGCGCGGATCGCCGCCCGCAGCGCAGGGGACGAAATGAGCGATCAAACAGCGTCCATCTGGTATTCGTGCAACGATAGCGAGTCCCGCTACGAGGCGCAGGTCCCGGCATTTTGGATCGAGCGCGGCGAGCCGTGGTACGACGATTGCGCCGAGCGATGCGCGGACGACTATCACAGCAACCACGACGGCTGGGAGTCGGTGTGGCCGCGCACCTTCAAGCTTTATGCGACCGAGGACGGCCCCGCGCTGGCCGCGTTTGAGGTTGACCGAGAGGCCCGGCCCGAATTCATCGCGTCCCCGGTGCCGCTATGAAGGCTGACCTGCGCGAACGGCTGATGGCGCTGGCTGATGACCGCGATAACTGCGGCCACGGGTATAGCTACAGCGATTTATGCCACGTCGCCCTAGCCGCCGCCCGGCTCGCGCTGGACGATGCGGCGCAGGCGTGCGAGGACCGCGCCAACGACAAACTGCCCAACCCGCTCTTTTGTCTTGGTGCGCGCCAGTGCGCCGCCGCTATCCGAGCCATGCGCGAGGAACTCAAATGACACGCGACGACGCGACTGCTGTTGCTGATGCCATCATCGAAGTGGTGGCGGCGAAAATCAACATGGATAATGCGGGGGCGATGCTGCCGCGTTACGTCCATGAGATTGAGGTGAAGAACTTCGTGCTCAAACGGGAAGCACTCATCAACAAGCTCAGCCGCAAGACGCTGGGAACGGGAGGCATATGACTACAATCGACAGAGCGCATTGCGGACCACACAAAGCGACCTGCGCGGCGTGCAGGCAGGAGATTGGTGCATACGAGTCGAGGTGCTATGGTCCGACCGGCGCAATCCATGCCTTCGATCCGGCCCACTCGATCTACGGGAATAAGGATGCACGCCCGTGCAATCCTGCGGTGTATCCAGAGGTCTTCGGCAGCGGGCTGTATCCGAATTACTACACGGACGGGTGATGCGGTGCCGCAGAATCCCCGCCAGCCAATGCCCCGTCCGCGCAAGACGGGCTGCGCTTACTGCGCGCGGGAGGTCCAGCCTCCCGGGTCGCTGAACTGCTGCGGATGCGGAGCGCCGCTTCGGTCGCCGATCCGGCCCACGCCTCCTCCGCACCGGGTCGTTTGCCAAGGCTGCGATGGGAAGTTTGCTTCATGCGCTCGCTGCGGCGGCTCCGGGCTCATCGAAGTCACTTCTTTTTTAAGCACTGAACCAGAGTACCTCGAAATCTCGCAACCGAAAGGCATCAAAAAATGAAGCTCACCATCGCCTGCGTGAACTACGGGGACTATCTGGGGATGGGCGACCGGTACGTCGATGCATTGCGCCGCTCCGTCTCACGCCACCTGAGCCGCCCGTATGAGTTCGTTTGCCTCAAGGATGAAGGCGACTGGCCTGGGTGGTGGTCGAAAATCGAGTTGTTCCGACCGGGTCGGTTCAAGGGGCGCGTGGTTTTCTTCGACCTCGACGGAGTCGTCACCGGTAACCTCGACCGCTTCGTCGAAAACAAGGGGATTATCGACCTCGCCGACTGGGGCTGGACCACACATACCCTATGCTCTACGGTGATGGTCTGGGATGGCGACGAGCATCGACGCATCTTTGACGACTTCGATTGGGCGGTTCCGCAACTATATCGGGGCGATCAGGACTGGATCACCGCGATTGGCGGCTGGCAAATCCTACCGAAAGGGTTCTGCTGCTCGTATCGCTACCATGCCGTCCGGGGAATTCCGCGGGACTGCGTGCATGTTTCGATGCATGGGCGACCCAAGCCGCACGAAATTACCGAGGGCTGGGTCCCCGCGACCTGGGACAAGTAGTCGCGCTACCCGATCACGCCCGCAAAATTCGGCGGGTTCCAAGTGATTCCGCGAGCGCTGAGCAGCGCGACCGCGCGGTCGACCATCAACTGCGCTGCGGCAGCACCCTCGGGATCGGTCGCGGGGTCGTTCAAAGCAGCGGAAAAACGCTCGAAATTCTCGTTGGCGACCTGTTCTAGCGACGCATCGCTGAGCGATTCGAGCGAGTCGGGCTCATGCGAGAGCGCAGGGGGCTTTTCCGCGCGGAATTCCGTGCTCTGCTGCGGTCTATGAACGATTTTCTGCTCCGGCGCCTCCGCAACCATTCGGTCGACATAGCTCGGCTTGCGGGGGAAGGTGCGGTTTTTATGCGGGGGCTTGTTCATGGGGTTCCTTTCAAGCGGTCAATGCGGCGCTCAGGGCAGCGGTCGCGGCAGTGAGTTCGGTTTGACCTTCTCAGCGCACCAGAGATCCGATGCGCTGACCGATGATCCATCGGGCTGCGGCACCTTGACGTCGGGATACCAGACGCCATCTGCTCCGCCCTCGAACTTGATAAACGAGTAGGTCCCATCGGGGTTGCGCCGCTCCTGCACATTGGCGCCTCCCGATCCGCCGCCGCCATAAGCCTGCACGCGCAACGACGCCTCGCCGCCCCACTTCGCGACCGCCCAATTCTGCTCAGTCGGGGTCAGCAGCGTCCCCCATGCGCAGTTCTGCCCCACCGCTGCACGGGCCATGAAGGTGACTTCCGGATCCGTCGGGATCGGAGTGGGGTCGGGAGCGGTCGCCCAGTTCAGTGCGCCGGCCAAGTTACCGAAGGCGACCCACTCGGTCGCATCGATCACGACGGCACCGCCTCCGGGCGGGATGCGAAAGTAGATATTCGAGAACAGCGACGCATCGGCGGGGTTCGGGTGAAAGCATTTGGTCATCAGAAGTCTCCTAATGCACTGAGGTGATTGGAGTAGTACCGCACCGCTTCCTCATCGGCTTGTTTCTTGATGCGCGCATAGAGAGCAAGCAGTAGCGGGTCCTCGGAGTTCTCGAACTCCGCTACCAGGGTGAACGGGATCGTAACGCGCGATCCCGTTCCCCCGGTACCGCCGAAGGGCCGGCGGTAATCAAGCTCGCCGGTTAAGCGAGCCCGATCATAGACGACCCCAAGGTCAGACATGGCGATCAGGGCGTCGGCGGGGTCGTCGGGAGTTGGTCGTCCGCTTCGTCTTCGGCGGCGGTGAGCTTGTCGAGCACCGACTGCGCGCGAGCAGCGAGCGCATCGATGTTGGCCTGCACATCGCCTGACGCCTTCAGGTCGATGACAGCTTGCGCGAGGCCTTTCAGCGTATCGGACGATTCGGTCACCTTCGCCTCGAGCGCTGCGATCTTGCTTTCCAGTTCGGTCAGATTGTTCATGATGCGGACTCCTGTGCTGTTGAGGGTGGTGAGCGCGGTCACTATTTCCGCCAGTGCGCTCAGTAGCTGCGGCGGAACCTTGTGTTCGATTATGAGGGAGAAAAGCATGGGGCTACTCTTCGCGGTCGATGTTGCGGGAAGTCATCCCGATGACCGCTTTGGTCTGGTCGCTCGACTGCTTGCTACCATCGAAGCGGTAAGCGATGATTGCCAGCCAGCCCGTAACCGCGGCCATCAGGATCGGACCCGCGATACCGAGAAGTCCCGAGTCGATTTCGCGGTCGCCGGTCGTCGCTTGGAAGACCAGCGCGCCGATGAGCGAGAAGATGAGAGCGCAGAGCATGACGCCCGCGAAGCTAACGAGATACTTCGTCATATCCCAGAGCCCGGCCCTGTGCTCTTCGATGGCGACCTGCGAGGTCAACTTCTTGCTCGCAAGCTCGGCGTCCCACTTCGCCTTGTCGTAGTCGATAGTGCGGTCGAGCAGCGGCGCCAATTGCTTGATCCGTTCGCTCAGCGATTCGGTCGCTGCGATCTGCGCCTTCTCGACCATCGCGGGGTTCTGGCGCGCGACCGCGACCGCCTCGAGTTCATCCTTCTTCCCGGTTTCCTTCATCGCGGATCCGAGCAGCGCCTCCGACAGGCTGTTCGCAAGCGCCTGGCCCACCCCAGGCGTATCGCTATGCTTGTCGACCACCGCCGCCAACTGCTCCTTGATGAGAGGCTGGAACGCTTGGAAGAGGATGCCCGCTGCGGGATGCAGTAGGCTCAGAAGTCCGGTGACGCCAGTGACGGTGCTAGGTTCCATCGCGGTGGTCTCCTTTGCGGTGAGTGCTTCGTAGTCGGTCGCGTTCTGCGGAAGCAAGCCTGCAGCAAGCCGCTTGCGCACTTGATCGGCAGCCTCGAGCTTGGTGATATTGCCGTCGCGGTTCAGGTCCAGACCGCGGTTCTGGATATAAGCCTTGCCGCCATCATCCCGTATCAGCACATAGTCCCCAGGCTCGCCGATCGCTTTGGGCCAGAGGATCGCCATGTAGAGGTCGGGAAGGTTTCCGATCCTTCCCGCATACCCGTTTTGCACGAAGTACTTCTTCACCCAATCGAGTTGATCGACTGCGCTCATGCGCGCGAGCGCATCGACCGTCGTGCCCAATGCAATCGCGGTCTTGGGCATGAACTGAATCAGCCCGGTCGCGCCGCTTTGCTTGTTGCGTATCGCGGGATCGAAGGTGCCGCCGGTCTCGAACGCTATCGAGGCCATGAGGTCGGAAGGCTCCGCACCGATCTCGCCGGCGATGCGATGCACCTTCCCTCGAAACTCTGGGCTGACTTTCGCGCCCCATGCTAGTGGTCGAAGCTTCATGTGCTCACCTCGGTTAAGGGGTATGACCTAACTGTCGCAGCCTGCGCTCTAGTTGGTCAACCCGCTCGCGCAGTTCGATGGCTACGCGCTCAGCAGCATAGCGCGCATTTCGCTCCTCATCCAGAGCCGCAGACATTTCTGAGACTGACTCAGCTAGTCGCTCGACTTCGGTCCGCAACTGCTTTATCAGTTGGTCGTAGCCGCCGAGTACTTTGCCTTCGGCCTCATGTCCGCGTGCTGCGGCTTTGTCGTCGCGGCTATCCGCCTTGAATCGAAGCCAGACCTTCCAGAGAACTGAGCCGAGGAAAACGAGGCCGGCTAACCATCCTGCATTTTCGTCAATCTGCGGGAGATCCATAGCGCCGTTTCTTCGGGTTGGAGATGAAGGCGAACATCGCGAGTGCGGTGATTACAGTAACTCCGGCAAACTGTCCCGGGCGCAAAACGGTCATGCCCGAGGAGATAGCGAACATCAAGCTTGTCCAAGTATAAAGCCAAACGAGAAGAAAAACTCCATAGACTCCCGCACCGAGTATCAGCGGAACCGCGCGAAAAAGAAGCCGCAGAAAAGCGCAGATGGCGAGCAGTAGCAGAGAGGCAGCGAGAATATCCTCGCCTCGAGCGGTGAAGAAAAACGAAGACCCAGGCCAGCGCTCGAGTGCGCTCTCCTTCCAGAGCACGACGCCCGCCCAAAGCCCGGTTGCGATCGTCACGCAGATTTTTGCCAGCACCTGACCCGAGTACTGGTAAGGATTGTCGAGCAACGACGCTACCATTTCGCAGGTTCTACATTTCATATGTGGGTATCTCAGAAATTCGGAAATGGTGCAGTGGGCACGGCATAGTTCGTCGGACCATACCGGCACACTCCCTTAGTGACCCGAAAATCATCAGCATAGCCAACCAACGCCTCACCGTATGCATCTTGCCCGCAATAGAGTTGGCCGGTGGCCCCCGTCAGTGCCCCGAAGTTCCATGAGCCGATATAGTTGCCGTCTACGTGCAGGTACCAGTTCCGGAGAGTAGAGGCTACGGCGGCACCTTCTTGACAAAAAGAAATAAAATGCCAAGTAGCTGCACTACAAACCCCGTTGGCGCTAGTTATCCTGTAGCTGGAATCAGCAAAAAGACTGACCTGCCCCAGTGAACGACATCGGACAATCGGCGACCCATCGTTCCATGCGAAGCAAACATTGGTGTCGCGCAGCGTATCGAACCAAAACCAGCCCTCAAGTGTATGCGCCAAGGTCCCAAAGCCGTAGTCAGCGATATTGGCAAGGTTCTGCGCACCGGAAGAAGTGTTCGGGGATCTAAGCGATGCGCCGCCCCACTTGCTTTGCGTGGTGGAGATGGTGGCGGAACCGAGAACCGTGAGCGTGTTGCCGCGGGGGCACGAGTTAGTTAAAGTCGTGGAGCCATTCGATCCGTCAAAGTGCGCCATCTGAACGACGGAGGAAAAGTTTGGGTCGCCCCCGCCGCCACCTCGGTACGGATCAATAGTGAAAAAGCCTCGCTGCTGACGGCGCAAAGGTCGCGTAATGATCCTGCGATCCATCGTCAGTATCCGATTAGACATACCACTAGCCCCTTTGCATTGCCGCCGACCGCATCGATGTCAACGGTGATCTCAGCATCATCGGCCAGCGACGCATCCGAAATTACCGCAGCGGTTGCGGCGGTAGTGCTGGTCAACTCGCCCCCGTCGATAGTGAGCTTAGTAGAGAGAATCGAACTGCCGCCTTCATTGATATCGACCGTGATACCTGAGACGGGACTGCCGGTGTCTGCTGTGGCGAGGGAGCAGCGCACCGCGGTCAGAGTCATCGCATGCGGCATACGGAAGACCGCCTTGCGGGTTCCCGGGGTCAGCGCAGTTGAAAGATCCGAGCAAGCGAACTGGATTACTTTCTTGATGCTCGGATTCGGGTAGCTACCTACGAGGTCTCCTCCCGCGCTCCCCGCTACCGCGAGCGACCACTCCCCGCACTCATTGAGGAAGTAGGTAGGGTCGCACCCAGGCGCATGCGGCGAAGGCACCAGACCAGGCGTCAGGACATTCGGGGAGCCGGTCGTGTTCTGTCCGTAGACCGGGAGATTTCCTGCAACGGTCTCGTAATAAGTCGTCGTCGCAATTCCGGTATTCGTGAACTCAATCGCGGATGCTGAAGAGAGCGCGGCGCCAAAGGTCACCGCCTTGTAGAGGAAAGGCTGGTTCAGTTCCGATTCAGGCGCATCGACGTTGACGAAGGGCACGAGGCAGAAGAGATCGCCCGCACCATGCCCAGTCGTGCCCGTGCCGAAACGCCCGCGCAGGAAGCCTCTCAGCAGATATGTCTCCGGCCCGATCAGGATAGCATCTCGAAACTGCAGCAGTTCCCATTGAATGACCGCAGGTGAGCCGACATAGCCTCTACTGATCGCGCAAAGGTTCCCGCCGTTCAGCAGCGCTTCCTCGCTGATGCTTTGCAGCGAGCCAAGTCGGGACGAGACGATCAAACATATCTCGGATTCGTCGATGACATCGCTACCGCTATGCGATGGGAGCGCGCCCGAGACTACCGGTGAACCCCCGGATGTCGTAGTCTGCCCGATTACTGTTGCAGAGGAAGTCGAGGCTACCGAGGAGTAGGTTGAGCCACCATCGATTGATTTGTATAGAGTCGCACCCGTCCATGCGCCCGCTACTGACGCCGGGTACATCGCAGCATAGAACCCGAAGGGCGCATGCGACTGCGAAAGGATCGGGATATCGAGGAGGATCAGTCCAGTGGGCGCGAGGAGTCCTACGGGCGGTTGCTCAGCGAAACCGCCTCCGGTAGCGCCCGGTGCGCTTTGCGTGTAGAGGTCTGCGGCAGCAAGCACGCCGGTAAACTTCAGCACGCCGCCAGGGGCGAGGGATTTTGTCAGGATGCGAATTTCGCGCGACTGGATGAGCACGATGTCGCACGGCACGAGTCGGTCCCACTTGCGAGTGAGAGACCACTCGAAGGTTTCGCGCTCGACTACCGCCGATGCAAGGAGGGCCGAGACTTTTCGCGCGGCGTCTTGATCGGTGAGACCCACTGCTACTTCGATGGAGACATCCTGCTGCGATAGCGCGGACCGGCGCTCTTCGCGCTGCACTCCGGGTTGGTAGTCGGCCTCGATGTTGATGTAGGTCAGCGAGAGCGAGCGCGGGATCGTCTCTTCGCGCGCGCGAACGCAGAGCAGCGGATCCGGCGACTCGTCACCAAACTCTCTCGCGCAGAGGTCGGCATCGGGGATTGCAATCGCGGTACCTAGCCCGAGCTTTCGGAAGACTATCTGGTCATCGCATTCGACTGCACTGAAAAAGTAGATGGGGCGTAGCGATGCAATCGCATTGCGCACCGTCATGTTCGATGCGATAGCGAACCATGGGACCTCATCATTCTCGAGTTCGACTACATCATACTGGCTGGGAGAGCCCGCCAGAGAAGTCATGTTCGAGAGATCGGCTACGATGGTCGCGAGAGACTCGCCGGTGGGCGGCGGACGGAGCGAAATGATTCCATCATTGACGAGTACCAGCGGGGAATTTTCCAGCAATGAGACGTCACCAATGTACCCGGCCCCACCGTGGCCAACCGCCCCGATATAGGTCGCGGTCAGATCATCGTTCAGGTAGAATGTGCCAAGTTGCTTGAATCCGGTGTTGCCCATATCGCAGGCAAGAATCAGGTCACCCTCATCCGTCTCATAGACGGTGAATAGGAAGCCGTTGATGATGGCGCGCGCTGCGTTCTCTGCGCTCAGGTCCCAGACACGGCTCACCGTCAACCCCGGGGCGTCGAACTCAGTCAACTCTTCCGCGTGGCCATCCCAGAGGTACACCCGGTCAGGCGTGTTCGATGTAGCGATGACGAAATCCGACATGGAAGCGTTGCCGCCGCTCCCGTCCGCAAGCCCAAGATCATAGGTGGCGATATATGGGCAAATAAGGCACTGGCCTGACATCGCAATAACTCGATCCGGCGCATAGTGACTATGGATATTTGCATGACCATTGATCGTGCTGCCTGACAGGAAGTATGCATAATCGGCATAGTAAACAGCGGATTGACCTGCGACCGCATCACCGCTGCTGCCATTGCCGTTGTCGATGCCCTCTGCGCCGCCGTGCTCAAAGGTGCGGAGCCCTGCGCCGTCGCTGACTCCAAGGAAGTTCTGCAACGGCATCGTGAATGTCGTGCTGATGTAGCGGACGCTGCGCTTGCTCTCATCCTCTACGCCATGGATGCTGAAGTGACGCACCGTCAGGTCGGTGTAAGGCTTGCTGACGTCGTCATAGTCGGCAACCTGAACATCGCCCGCGACATACTGCACCGAGCGCAGCCGACCGGCGCTGTCGCCTATCGGCTCAAAAATGGAGACCCGCCAGGGGAACTCGCCGACTTCCGTGTATACCTCGAACTCATACTGCGGGATCCGGTTGCCGAAGTCAGTCAAGTATTGATCGGTGAAGACGGCATGCGCGAACCCATTGTATGCCGGGACATTCCCAACGCCATGAATCGCCTCAAAGGTCGGGTCCGGCTCCTGGTCATCCCCGCCCTTGTAGAGAACGAAGGGGCAATCCTTCCCGTCATCCTGCGACCAGATGAGTCGGCCGTCCGCCCAGAGTCGTCGCACCCCGCGGATCGGGCCATGACAGAGAAGGATATCGAACGAGGCGCTGTACGTGTAGTTGCTGACCTCGGGACCGCCTTTGCCGCCGCTCGTCTCCTTATGCTCTTCCAGGTCCGTCTGGTCAATGACGTTGCCGGCCAGTCGTCCCGTACCCCAGACATAGGGAGTGATCCAACCGTAGGTCGAGCGCTGAAGTTTCAGGTCGCTTAGTCGGGGTCCTTCGACCTTGGGCGGATCGATAAGGTTGCCGACCAGCGTGCCCGCGAGCAGCCCGATCTGCGCGCCGATCGGACCGCCAATCGCATACCCGATACCCGCGCCGACAATCCCTAGAATCTGACCGGTAGACACTAAGCAACTCCCCTGAACCGATACGCTCGCAAAACCTTCGCTCCGGCGACAGCGATGCCATTCTCGGCCACGAACCCCACTGACTGGTAGGCATGAATGACGTAGCCGGGCTTGCTTATCATCGCAAAGTGCTGCGGGAAGCGACGAAACGCCATCACCAGCACATCGCTCTCGCGCGCGAGCGAGAGATCTATGCGGTCCATGAACCGCTCGCAGGAAGCATAGAGAAACTCCGGGCGCGGAAGGCGACCATACGAATGCATCGCAGGATCTGCGCGCCATTCGGCGGCTCCCGGTAGCCCTAGCGCCAATGCGCTCATCCCGAGCAATCCCAAGCAGTCGACGCCGAGCCCCTTTACTCGAGCCTGATGCACCCAAGGCGTCCACATCCAGGTGCGAGCTTCCTCGATCAGGAGAGACCGGCTAGTCATTGTGCCTGCCGATCTGCACCAGCGCATCGTTGCCGCGCAACCAAGGTTCCCCATTGAAGCGTCGACCGTTGCCGAATGTCTCGACGCAATCCTCGATGAAGCGGCCGCGGCAGCCGCGCATGATCGAGTAGGAGTCGCCGGTCACATCATACGGGACCGGGCTGAGAAGTTCAAGCTCCCCTACGGTATAGGTCTTGACCTCAAAGGAGAGGTTGACTGCATCGCCGCTGGTGAAAGTGATGGTGCCCCGGTCGAAGGTGCCTGCATCTTCGGTTCGATCATTCACCGTCAGGACGAAGCGATTCGTGCTGACCCCATCGACTACTCCGGTGAAAGTATATACCGGCGACCCGGCACCCAAGACGACTCCGCACTTCTCATCACCGAGCACATTGCGGCACCCCGCCTGGGTGGGTTCGCCGATACTGGTGCTGTAGGCGTCCATCATGCCGATGAGTTCGGCGATGAACATCTGCCTGCCCGTGCGCACTTCACCGAGCCTGCCCGCGCGTAGCTTGTTCTTCCCGGCAGCCGGGTTCGCCCAACTCACCATGAACATTCGGAACTGCGCATAGTCCCACCGCCCCGCGCGCAGATCATCGGCGGTCAGGCCTGCCTGCGAGAGCAGCGCGTCGACCTGCACGTCATCGGGACCCATATCGCCGCCGGTAGCAACGTCAGTCGGGGTGAAGCTCGACCCGGGTCGATACTCGAGCCCATCGACTGTCAGCATCTTGCGGTTGGTCGTGAAGCCATAGACGTTGCCGTCGCGGCGTTCGATGCGGATGCAGGTCGCGAGTCGCGCCGACGAACGCGACATTTCGGTTTGCAAAGCAAGCGGGATCACCTTGCTCATACTTCTTCTCCAGTCACTTCGATGATTTCGATGTCGCGCCAGCCGACGATCAAGCCCTCGCGCCCTCGGTTGATGACCTGCGCTTTCATGGGGTCGTTGTTCAAGCGGCACCAGCAATCGAACTCGCCATACCAAGTCGTGCCGCTAGTCGCGATCCCGGTAGCATAGTCGAGCCCTACGGCGTTCGTGGTGATGGTCCCCTGCACCGGCTTGGTAATCACCCGATCGTAGGTGTAGGGGCCGTAGGTGTAGCGCTTGACCATTTGCTTGCCGACCGGGCTACCTTCGCTATCAATGAAGAAGCCTTCCCCGGAGTAGCACTCGAAGTCGACCCAGTCCTTGAAGCGGAAGGTATTCGCCATGCCTGCGACGTTGCGGAAGAAGGAGAGCAGAGGCTGCCAGTCGCCGTATGCGCGCGCCTCATGACTCACCGTCCATTCGCCGCGCTCGAGTTCCCACTCTTGCGTGCGCGACTCGGCTCCGCTCGCTACGGTTGCAATGCTGGTCTTGAATCGGGGTCCGCCGACCGCACCGAAACTGACCTTCTCGGGGAACCGGATATCCAGATCCATATCAATCCTTCAGCGTTCGCATGACTACTCCGCGCAATGCGTTGCCCGCTTGCCGAGCCGAGCGAGTATCGGCACCCGGCAGCACGTTGGTGATGAATGTGTTGCCGCCGCTGCCCGCCATGCGCTGCGACATCTGCGCTGAGTAGACCTTCGCGCCGCGAGGCAGGTCGACAAGCTCCGGGCCATTCTCGCCCACCCAGGCTCGACCGCCGGGAGCGAAGGAAGTGCCTGAAGCGAAGCCGCCGAAGCCGCCCGGGACCGGGTCGACTACGCTGAGGTAACTCGTGCCCCCGCCGCCGAGGAATCCCATCGCAAGCTTCGCCAGAACTCCGAAGAAATCAGGTCCCGCGGTCTGGTTGCCGCCGAAGATCATGTTCCCGATGTTCTGCGCAGCGACTCGGGTCGCCTGCTTCAGGATATCATCGACGAATGACTTGAAGGCATCCTTCGCGCTCTTGGTGCCTTCGATGAACTCGAGGAAGGAGTCTGCGAAGGCATTGGAGAAGGCGTTCTTGACCTCCTGCAACGCCTCGGCTTCCTTCTTCAACTGCTCAGCAAAGGCGAGGTCTCCGACCAACTGCTTGCGCTTTTCGAGCGCGGCGATCTGCTCGTTCAGGACTGCAACTTGCGCCTCGGTATTCTCAATGTTCGCGAGCGCGAACGCCTTGTCCTTTGCCTCGACGATGAGAGCGTCGATTTTCGCAAGGGTGAGCTTACGCACCGCCTCTTCGCCGCCCTTGACGAAAGCAATCTGCTCCTCGAGTTGCTTGTTGCTGTCGCGGATGCCTTGCGCAGTCTTCTGCTCAGCCTCAAGCTCCTTCGTGCGAGTCTTCGAGTTCTGCTCGCGGATGCGAGAGGCTTCCTCTTCGAGTTTCTTGCGATCGGCTTCGACCTTCTTGGCAATCTCGGCATCCTGAATGCGTACAGCGAGCAGTTCGATGGCGGCTTGTCGCTCAGCGGTGAGCCCGGTGAACTTCGCTTTCGATAGGTCGAGTTCGACTTGCTCGAGGACCGTGAGGTCTTGCATCTTTTCAAGTTGCTTCTCTAGCGACGCAATCAGTTTCTCTGCGTCGGTGATCTCGGCCTTCTTGTCGGGGCCTTCCTTGCCCGAGAAACTCAGTTGCTTGCCGGGCGGCTTGAAGTTGCGATCCTCGAGCGCAGCCTGATTGCGCAGCGTGCGCGCCTTGTCAAACTCGCGTTCGAGAGTAGCTGAGAAAAGCGGCTTCTCGAGGAGCCGCTTGATGTCGCTCTGGAACTCGCCGATGATCGCTCGCGCGCCCGAGAGGTTGCCGCTCATCGCCTCGTTGCGTGCAGCAAGCCCCGCAGCGATAGAGAGACCCACCGCCTGGAAGACTCGAACTACGCCATCCCCCGCATCGACGAGCTTCGCTAGAGCGAGCGCGCCCGTCTCGGCGAACTTGCGAATCTGTTCGCCGTCGAGGTTCTTCGCTTGCGTGCTGACTCCGATCAACTGCGCTACGAACTCCTTTGTCGCGGTAATGATAGAGGTGATAGTCGGGAGTGCTTCGGTCGCGAGCGCCTGGAGGTAGAGTTCCAGTTGCGCGCGAGTGCGCTTCTGAGCATCCGAGTAGGCATCTGCGCGTTCGATTTGCTGCTGCGTCAGGATCACCTGGCGCCCACCTTCGGCGGCCAGTTCCTTCAGGAAGGGCAGCAGCGCTGCTCCGCTCTTCCCGAACAGCGCCATTGCGACCGCGGTCTTCGATGCCCCGTCCTCGAATCCCGCGAGTGCCTTCGCAACCGTCTCCAGTTGCGTCGCAGGGTCGAGAGCCTTGAACTCCTTGATCGGAAGACCAAGCGCAGCGAGTGCGGCGCCCGCATCCTTGGTCTCATCTTCGGTGGTAACGAGGCCTTTGGTGAGCTTGTTCAATGCGCCCGCAAGCGTCGCGGTGTCCGCACCCGCAGTCTTGCCTGCGACTGCAAACGATGCGAGCGCCTCAGCATTCGCGCCGGTGATCTCCTCGAAGTCCTTGAAGTCGCCCGCTTGTCCGGCGAGGTTGTTGATCGCAGCGAAGGCGCCGATCGCCGCAGCACCCATCGCAGCAATCGCCCCCGCGGCTGCGGTAGCACCAGCCGCAATCGCTTGGTCGAGTTTCTTGGCGAACTTCTCAGCATCGCGCTCGGACTTCGTGAGCCCGGTAGTGAACTCGGCAGCATTCAACCCGAGCGATACGACCAGAGAACCGAGAGAGGTAGCCATGCGCTACACCGCCTTCGCTTTGCGCTTGCGCTTCAACCCGAGAACCCGCACATTCTTGCCGCCGATTCCCGCAAAAGCCTCCGCGGCGATCTTGCCGGATGCAACTGAATTGGTCGGGGCTTCGGGCTTCGGCATCAGGTCAACGAGGAAATCCTCGAGCGTGTAATCGGATGCGCCGCCCATTGCCTGAGCGACCACTAGGCAGACCAGAGCCAACTGCAAATGCGTGCGGCGAGAGGGGAGCCCGACGGTGCGCTGATACTTCTCCCACCGCGAGAACTCTCGGGACGACATGCGCACCGAAAGCTCCCGCACCGTCATGCCCATCTCTAGCGCCAGATCGTGCAGGAGGATCTGGCGCTTCGTCAGTTTCCCGGCGTATCCTCCGCGATGGCTGCACTCAGCAACTTCCAGGGCTGCCGGGCGAGCAATGCGACATCTTCCGGGTCGTCGCAGTTGAAGAGCAAGACGCCTTCCGCATCGCAGAGAACCCGCGCCGCTGCGCGCGCGATGCGGTGCTTGTTCTTCTTGTCGGCGGTATCTTCGGTCTGGTCTTCGATCTCCGAGACAGTGACATCGCGGATGTAGACCTCGCCCCACTTCGGGATGGTGCGCTTGCGCGGAGGCTCCGCGGCAGTCGCTCGCATCGCGGCGATCAGTTCATCGCGGGTCGTCATCTTACGCCTCGAAGACGAAGACTTCGCCGGTGAGCTTGATCGAAGCCGAGGCCGTCCAGACCCCATTGACCGCGCCCTGGAAGGAGGTCGAGGTCACGGTGCCGATCATGATGACGATGCCGCCGGTGCCCGGGAAGATGATCTTGAAGGCGACCTGGTCACCGCTGAGCTTCGCCGCGCGCAGCGCAGCCTGCACCGCCTCGTTGCCGGCCCAGTTGAAGTCGAGTTGCAGAGTGCCCGAATCGCTCAGGCCTTGTTCGAACTCCTTCGCGGTCGAGCAGATCGTGGTGACTTCGATCGTATCGGCGCCGGCATCCTGTTGGTTCGCGCCGGTCAGTTCGCAGAAGGTCGTGAACGTGACGGGCGAGGCGGTCGCGAGCGGGCTACCGCCAGCGAAGGCAGTGCCCCCGGTCGTATCGCCGCCCGCGAGTTCGAATGTGCCCGACGCTTCGTTGTCGACCGGGTAGAGGTTGCCCTCCAAGCCGGTGGGGGTAACGAGGTCATTGATGCGGACCACGTCGCCGGTGACGAAGCCGTGCGCGGTCGACGAGACGACCGGCGGTTCCGCCAGGGTGACGCCCGTGATGGTCTTCGCGACTCCGAAGCCCGTCTGGACCTTGAACTGCGAACCATTGAATTTGTAGCGCTTGCCCGAAGACATGATCTACTCCTTGCGTTGTTTGCGGGGTTTACAGGGGTTGCGGTATTACGGTGAACCGGAGACGCTTGAAGGGCTGATGAAATACTCGAGCGTCACTCGGTAAGTCTTGGTCTGCTCATCGAACTCTTGTCCGCCACTTGGTTGACGAGTCGCCGGCAGCGAAAATCCTAGCATAGCGGCGATGACTTGGTCGCGCAAGGTGATGACCGCCCCATGCGTCAACGCAACCAGATCGAGTTGCACTGAACTATCATCGGTGTCGACAGTCGTGCTGCCGCAGATATCGTTGGTATCGGAAGAGGTCAGCACCGTATAGCGAATCGCGGGCCAGCGCGGCAGTTCTCCGTCGGGCTGGATGAAGGTCAGCGGGTAGCACCGGTTGTTGACCAGAGGCCCCAAGGTAGTGAACAGAAGTCCTTCCAGCATCACACACCCGCCTTCTTGAGGAAGCGCTCGAGTTTCTTGGCCATCGCTTTGATCGCGTCGCCGATGTTTTTCGCAAGAGCCGGGCGCATGTAGGGCTGAGCGCTCATGTTGATCGTCCCGAACTCCACGAGCCGCCCATACCGCGCGGCATAGCCATCCTTCTTCTTGCCGCGCACAGTCACGATATACTCAGCGGTCAGCGAAGTGCGGGAAATCTTCTTCGTGATGATGTTCTTTTTCAGGTTCCCCGGCTGCACCAGGGTATCCTTCACAATGTGCGGCTTGTCGTAGTCGGGCGCCGCGGCGATGGCGGCTTTCTTTACGACGCCCGCAGCCGCAGAAGTCGCCTGCCATGCAGCCTTCGTCGACAGTTCCTTCTTCAAGCGCTCCATGCGCGCGCCTAAAGCCGCTAGGCCTTGGACTTCGATGCGAGTGACTTGCGGCATAGCTACCCCTCGTTCGTCCCTGACTTGCAGCGAAGCTCCAGCATGCCGCGCGAGAGTCCCGGTTCGATCGGACCCACGATATTGTAGATGACCGGCGGCCGCCCATCCGCTTGGTGCACGATGCGCGACTTCGCACTCAGCGCGGCGAGCGCAGGTGCCCAGCGGACAGTGATCTTCGTATCGACCTCAGAGAGCAACCCGCCGCCGATCTGCGACTCGCGGGCGCTCTGCGGCAGGATCTCAGCATAGACGGTTGCGAAAGTCTGCCAGGAAGTCTCGGGTGCGCCGGTGCTCGACTGCGCATCGGTCGCGGTCTGGATCAAGACGCGATGAGAGAGGCGCGCGATTCTCATGCGATCGGCATCCGGATGCGGTAACGCTCGACCAGCGCCTGGATCCCCAGGGGCAGACGACTCACCATGTTGCCCACATTGATCTCCTCCCGGTTCTCATAGAGAGCACCGAGCGTCAACTTCATCGCGGCGATCAGTGAGTATGGGATGATGTTGTCGAGCGGAGAAGCGCCCGGTGCATCGTAGCCGACGCTCATGCGGATGCGGATCGACCCTGGCTGGTCGCGCGAAGAGGGCCAGTCACTCGAACCATATGCAGGATAGAGCACGGGCACCTCGCAGGCATTGTCGAGGTAGAAGGCGCTCGGATCCATCACCGCATCATTCCCGTCGCTGTCTTTATAGGTCACGGAAATGATGCCATTGACCGGCGCGGTCATCAGCGAGATCCCGAAGTCGGGCATCCATCGCGACATGCCCGAGAAGCAGCGCCCCGAAAGCTCGACCGTCTGCGGAGCGAGCGCGAGTCCGCTCACGAACTCGATATATTCGCGCGAGGCAGGGATGAGCGCCTCGATCAGTTCCTGGTCGAGGTAGGTCGCAGGGCTGCCGTATGCATCGATGCGCAAGTGCTGCGCGGCTTGGTCGAGAGTGATCGGCTCGATGCTCGGCGGAGTGATGACTCGAAGCGACTTGCGGTCGCGCAGGTCGCGCTGCCATCCCGCGATGCAGGTGATGTAGCTGTTGGCGAGACTGCGCCCATAGTTCAGGTAGCTGGTCATCCGAGGCACTCCTTCTTCGCTTGCTCCCAGATGTAAGCATGTTCGCATCCGGGTTTGAGTTCGGGGGTGCCCAGCGTGTAGTGGGCGATGATCGGTCGTTCGGGCTTGGGCTGCATTCCGACGAGCCAGTTATACTCGCCGGGAAGCGCACCGATCTCATTGTCGGCCAGCCAGCGAAACGCATGCAGATCGCGACCGGGCCATTGGTTGAGCATCTGGAGATTCAAGCGACGATTGGCGGGATGGTCGCAGTTGAAGAGCATCACCGACGACCAAAGCTTGCGATGGTAGTTAGTCTGGATCTGGTTGTCCATCTTGAAGCCGCCGACTTGCCCGACCTCATGCTTCACCACGCAGACCGCATAGTCATCGCGCGCATACCGAAGCATGCTGCGCGGATCCTCAAGAAAGATCACGTCCCCGTCGACGAAGAGCGCCCACCCGCTATGCGCGAGCAGGAGCGTTGCAAAGCGGGCGATGGCGAAGCGAGTCGACTGCGGAGCTTCGCTGTTGAGATCGAAAGCCTGCCCGCCTCGCGTATCCATCGGGCGGTAAATGATGCCCGATGCGCGCAGTCGGTCTTCGTAAAGACCGTGCACCTCGCAACCGAAGCGCAGCGCAGACGCGACCGCGAGGTTGAATGAGACCGCCTCGCGCTCCTCGTAACCGACAAAGACTCTCATGCCTGCTTACCTCACCCCGGGACCATGACAAAGTCGCCTGACATCTTCTCGACGCATTCGTAGCCGAGCGACTGCAACCACTCGACTGCGCCCAACTCAGGTAAACCGAACTGCTGTGCGCGCCCTGGCTTTTGTTCGACGATGATAGTGGGCAAGTCTCGCGCTATTGTAGCCTCTCCTCCGCGCAATGCAAAGTATTCGTAGCCTTCGCAGTCGAGTTTGATGAAGTCGACAGACTGCAGATTGAAGGTGTCGAGACGGCAGAGCGGGATATCGCCCTCGCCCCCTACTTTCGAGTCCCCTGACGAGGATGGGGCTGTCTCAATACGCACGCTGCCCTCGTGGTCGCCGAGCGCGCAGGCATGCAAGACCGCGCGCGAATAGCCGAGGTTGACCAGATCCGGTTCGATGACATTCTGCTGAAAGCAGTCGCGGTGCGCTGCGACAGGCTCGAATGCATGCACAGTCTTGAACTGCTTGACCAACTGCATCGACCAGAGACCGATATGACCCCCGACATCGACAGCAGTGCGAAAGTCGCGACAGTGCCGCAAGGCGGCACGGAGTTTCTTGATCTGGTAGGTCCCCTTGCCGTCGACCCATTCTCCCGACTTATTCATCCAGTCGAGCAGGTGCACTTCGCTGTCCGGAAACCAGATCCCCTGGTGCTGCTTCATGAAAAGACCTCCTGGTGAAGTGCTGCGTGAACTTCGTCAACGGTGATGGCGAGCATGGCGGCCTTACACCCTGCGCACGCCTGCCGGTTGCCGCACCATCCGGTAGCATGCCGAATGTTGCGCTGGTTCTGGTAGCCGGTGAACTCGGGCGAGATAAACTCGGACCAAAGCACGACCGAAGGAATCGAAAGCGCAGCCGCAGCATGGTGCAATGCGCCTTCGCCGCCGACGAACCCGATGCTAGAGGTCAGGATTGCAAGAGCTTCCCGGAAGGCGGTCTCCTTGAACTCGACACCGCGCAGTCGCTTCGACTCAAGCGAACCGACCTGAATATAGCGACCTGGGTCTCGGTCGACCAACTGCTGCCATCGCTCGAACGGCCATGCTTTGTTGCCCCCGACGACCTTGGTATTCGGTTCGATCAAGACCTTGCCCGCGAAGGGCGCAGCCTTCGCAAGCTCGTCCCGGTGCAGGTAGAGACTACCCGGTTCGATGTTCCAGTGCCTCCAGACCCACCGCTCGGCGGTCTTGCCCGAGATATATGGGCGCACCCCCGAGGCGTTGAGCAAGGTAGCAGCGCCTCGCGTCTCGCGGGTGATGATCGGGTTGTACTCGAAGACCGGTGACCATTGCGCGCGCCCGCGCAGATCCATCACCACGACTTGCTTCCCGGTAGCCTGGTGAAGTTGACGCACCTGCGCGGTCGCCATAATCCAGTCACCGAGACCCATTCGCACCTCCTTTGCGCCGGTAGTACCAGACCACCTCGTCGAAGGGTCCGAGTTCCTTGCGCTCGACCACGAAACCCGCCTCCTCCATGACCGCCCCGATATCGAAGGGACGGTTGTTGGTTCGAGCATCGACGATGACATCGCGCCCGCTAGGCGAAAGCCGCATGACGCAGAGATCATCGCAGATCGAAGCGAAGTGACTCGCGGCGAAGATAGGATCCTGGAGCTTGTGCAAGAGAGCGAGGAGCAGCACGATATCGTAATGCTCTTGCGGGCGATACTGATCCGCATCCGCCTGGATGAAAGTGCAGTCAGAAAAGCCTCGCTCAGCGGCGAGGCGATTCCCGATCTTGATGTGCCCCGGCACGATCTCAGCGCCGAGGACCTTGCGCGCGCCCAACCGCGCAGCCTCGAGCGAGATCAGTCCTTCTGCGCAACCGATGTCGAGGATGCTCTTGCCTTTCACCTCAGCGAAGAGAGGCTCCAGCCCGCGCAGTTGTTGTTCGAGCGTTCGATCCCCGGGTCGCTCAGGAAGATCGAACCAGCCTCGGGTTCGCATCCGCTCAGCCTTGCGCTCGCGCGCGCGATTAGCCACGTTGCTCTCCTTGCCGCGACAATGCATCCCATGCGATGCCGCGCCGCATTTCATCAAGAGTCCATTGGTTATCTGCGAGCACGCCTGCCCAGTTGCGGATGTATGCGGGCCCGCAGAAAATTGGAGTCTCCATTCGCTCCAGCGCAAGGTTTGCTACGGGAGCAGCAGCGCATTGCTTGCTCACGAATGCGGGAACTCCGGAGAGCACTGCGGTAATCGCAGCCGCCGAGGACCAGGTGACCAGCGCATGTGCGCCTTCCAGATCCTCTCCGAGGGTGCTCGCAAGTTTCGCTTTGTCTCCGGACCAAAGCCGCAACCGCACCGACCGCTTGCTGATACCGCCGAGCGCCTTCATAGTATCCGACGCCCAGTTCCCCTGGTAGCCGACAATCGTCTCCATGAATGAATCCGACTGCGGGCAGACGACGATGTGACTGCCTCGATTGCGAAGCGGTCGATTGTCGATCCCGAGATCATCGAAACGCTGCTTGTTCGAGACGCCGAAGCCGGTATGCTGGAGTCGGTTCTTCGTGATGCGGAAGTACTGCTGCCGCGCATCGTCGAAGTAGCTATTGTCGCAGTAGTAGAAGTCTTGCTGCGCATTCGCTCGAACTGCCTTCCAGAGGTGCGCATTGCTCGCATCGACGCCGTAGAAGAAGGCGGGGCCGGGCTGCAGTTGCTCGGCGTCGACCAGGATCTGAGCACCGCAGCCTGCGGCGAAAGCCTTGCAGATGTCGAGCGACTTTTGCTTTCCGCTTACGGGGTAGCAGTAGATCACTTTGCACCTCCCGCGCGCGCGATCTCGAGGAAGCGCATGAACGGCTCACCCTTGTCGAGTTCAGCGATGCTCCATTGCGCCCACGCCATTTGCCGCATCGCATGGAGACGCTTCTCGTCGTCGTAAAGCAGCGGCGCGTCGAGCCGGGAGGCTGCGTTCGCGCAGATCCAGAAGGGCGCATCGAACCGAACCGGGATGCCGAGAGTCAGTGCCTTGACCCCCGAGGATGACGACCAGATCACGCAGTCGCGCGCGCCCGCGAGATCAGTCTCCAATGGGATCGCGGGCATATGGTTCCCGGGATGCAGTCGCAGTTGCGTGGGGTTGCCTTGCTTCTGAAGTCGAGTCTGAGCAAGCTTGTGCCAATCGGGCGGGGATGCCATGTGCGGCGTCCCGATGCCGCGCTGCCCGCAAATCAGCGAGTAGCCTTCGCGCTTCACCCAGGGTTGGAGTTCGATGTTCAGCGCGGCGAAGCGCTCGGGGCCGCCTCCAGGCCAGATCCCGCTACCGTTATGGCCGTGAATCGATAGCGCATAGAGTTGGTGCCCGGCGGCATCCTTGCCGAGGTAGCCGTTCTCGGCGACGATGACTGTACCCCCATTCTTCTCCCAGGCGTCTGCCATCGACCCGCTCGACCCGTACCGGTTCCAGATGATGAGGAAGTCTTCGGGATCGGCCGCCATGCCCTTTTCGATGAGCCGGAACCCCGCTGCGCGCAGACCGCCGATGAAAGCTTCGCGGCGGTAGTGCGGTTCTGCTCGGATCATGCACAATGCGTTTTTCATTTGGCCAACTCCTCAGCCAGATCGCCGCGAGGGAAGGAGTTGAGCGCCGAGTCGGGAGAGCAGTTGACCACCTCGACCCCTTCGGCTTTGAGGTCGGCAGCGAAGACTGCGAAGTTCTCCTTCCAGGCGCGATGGGGCAGCGAGTTGCTGAGCGGCGAGGGATGGTCCGGATGCCAATGCTTCCCTTTGAGATCGACTCCGATCAGGAGCATCCGGCGCGTGCCCGCAAGATACGCGAGGTTCATCGCTTGCACCGAGCTATTCGCTCCCTGTGCGATGTAGGACGGATCCTTGCTCAGGTTCGAGGTGCGCCGACTGGCGATGTAGTTGAGCGAGAACTGCTTTGCTGCGAGTTCGTCTTGCGTCCAGAGCGCAGCGGGCGGGAAGATTTCGCACGCCTCGGCATAGTAGGTCTTCTTTGTCTCGGGATCCTCGGCGCGCCACCATGCACCATCGCAGGCGTAGAGAATATCCGCGAAGGGCGCGAGCCGAAAGCTCGTGTTGATAACTATGACCCGCGCATCGCCTCGGGTCTCGCGCCAGTAGCGTACGGTCTCGCATTGAGTCTCGGAAAGACTCGGACCGCTCGCAACAACCACTACGGTGCAGCCATGCCAAGGCGGGAAGCGCTGCTCGGGAACCTGCGCGACCGCAGGCGCAGGCACTGGAGGAGGCGCGGTCTTGCTTGCGGGGATGAACTGCTCCGCATAGCCCGACGCGATCCAATCCAGCGCCTTCTCGCGGTTTTCTTCGATGAACTGATCTCCCCGACGAATCGGATTGACCGATGTCGGAAGATCCTTTAGTGCACGCAACAGCATAGCATCTCCTTTGGGCCGGTGATGCCCAGGGTCACTTCAGTCGGACCTGCGTCGCTTCCTTTCCTTTGACCGCTACTTCGCGGTCCTTGCCTGGACGCCCGCGCTGCGCTGCGAGTTTCCATGAGTCGCTTGTCCCCGGTACTTCGTTCGTCGAGCGCTTCGCAATCCACCACGAACCATCCCACGCTACCGAATCGCCTCGAGCATAAAGCTTTCCTTGCTCGTATGCATCCCGACTGATGACCATCGGGAGCACGACTTCCTGTACGTTGGTTTCCTCGACCTCTCCGTTGCTGTTCAGGCTCATGCGCAGCGTGCGGTCATCGGGAAGGAGTTCGAGCTTGAAGTCCTTGACCGAGAGACCATCCTTGCCCGCGGGCGGCGGAGGCATCGACTTCAGATAGTGGGTGACGGCGAGATCGACCATGAGCTTTATGGCGTCGAGGTCGGGAGCCTTCTCCTTCGGCAATGCGAGGATCGCTTGCGCAACCTCGCCCCTCACCATCGAACGCACTTGCTCGGCATCGACCGAGACGCCATCCTTGCCGGGGATAGGATCGGGCACGACGATTTCGATTTGCTTCACGGCGTCCTCGACCATCGAAGCGATGACCGCGGGGTCAGCATCCTTGCCGTTTGCGGGCACCGGGATCAATGCAACCGCCGCATCGACTTGCTCCATGACTTTCTTGAAGACCAGCGCATAGTCGATCTCGGGCGGGGGCGCTTGCGGGGGCGCGCTCGCGCTCGCTCGCGCGAGAGCAGCCTCGACGATATGATCGAGTTGCTCCATCGATGGGGCTCGTTTCTCTGCGGCTGCGTCGATGAGCGGCGCGATCTCCTCGAGAGTCACCGACTTCCCATCGGCGGGCTTCGGAATCTGCGCAACCGCGAGCGATAGCGCGCCATGCAGTTCGGGCAGCGCAGTTTCTGCGAGTTGCTTGCGCACCTCTGCGCCGATCGCCGGAGCGACATCCTCGAGCGTCACCGAGGTCCCCGGCTTGCCCTCGGGGACTACGATGTTTTTGATTTGCGCATCGACTACTTCGACTACGAAGCGGTGCACCGCGGCGAGGTCGACCGGGTCGGCATCCTTTCCGTTCGCGGGCTTCGGGATCGCAGCGACTTCGGCTTGCACCGCCGCGAGGATCATCGGCTGCACATCTCCGATCAGCACTGATGCACCATCCTTCGGAATCGGGATCTGCGCGACGAGTGCCTCGAGCGAAGCCGAGAGCGACTGCGAAAGCTCCTCCTTCATCTTCGCAGCGAGCGAAGGCAGCGCAGCGAGCGCAGCCTCGATAGCGAGCGCGGGATCCGCATCCTTGCCTGGTGCTCCCGGCGGTGCAGGAGGCAATGCGCGCACCTGCTCAGCGATGGTCTCCTTCACCGAGAGCAGAAGCGCATCCTTGTCGATGCTCTCGCCCGGATCGCCCTTGGGCCCCGGATCGCCAGGGTCACCCTTGGGCGGGGCAGGGATCGCAGCGAGAGCGGCGCTGACCGCCTTCTCGACGATGAGCGCCAACCCTTCCAGCGATTGCGCATGTCGCTGCGCCATCGCCGCTTCGGCTTTCTGGAAGAGGTCAAGCAAATCTGCCTCTCGTTTCGCGCAGTAAGTCTTGACCGAATCGAAGACTCGCGCCGCGAGCAGATCCAAATTATTGTCAGACATTTTCATGACCTCGTGTCAGTCAAGCAACCCAGAGTGCAGTGCTGAAATGAGCAGGGCGATTATATCCTGATCGTCTCGGAGAATGCGCGCGCGGTTAGAAGGCGGGTAGTAAAAATGATATCCCCCACCAGGCATCGGAGTGATGATCGGAGGTTCCGGCGGTTCGATAGGCGCACCGATACCCATGCCGAATCGAACGAAAAGCGAAGCCGACTGCACCGTCCCAAGCGTGATGTAGCTGCCGCTTTGCGTGGCCGCAGAAGGCGCAAGGCCGAGCATTGCGGCCTTGCTTGCGCTCTGTCCATAACCAAAGGTGATATAGCTGCCGCCTTGAGCTGTCGCGGAAGGCACAAGGCCGAGCATTGCGGCCTTGCTTGCGCTCTGCCCATAGCCAAAGGTGATATAGCTTCCGCCCTCCCCCGGGTCATCGACAAAAGCATGCCACCACGGGTTTGCGAACTCCGCGCTGTCGAACCAAGGTTGTTGAAACCAAACCACACCATTAGCTCCCGTCCAGAACCGTGCCGCTTCGCTCGCCTTCGGCAGTCGCAGTTCCGGCTATGCGATCGGTGCTGCCGTCGACACTCTTGAACGTGATTGCATATGTCCCGTTACCATTATCTACTACTTCGCAGTTCCCCGCGATGCCCGCGAGAATGACTCGAAGTACTTCGCTCGCAGTCATGCCTGACTCGATGAGAGCATCCCAAGGGTTCGCCCCCGCCCCTAGATCGTTCAACTTCTCGCCCATAGACCCGGCTGCATTGTTCGCAGAAGCAACCGCAGACCAGACTGACTGACCAACGTTTGCGGTGCTGAGTCCGGTCCCGGTCACGACGATATCAATCGCCATGTCGCCGAAAGCAGCAATGGTGGCGTCGAGATCCCCCGCACCAAGCAGGTTGACCACCATGTTGCCGAGTCCCGACAAGCTCGCTTCCAGGTCGCCCGCCCCGGTGAAGTCGACGCTTGCATTCAAGCGACCTTGAATCGTTGCGGTCAGCGCGCCCGAACCGCCCAGCGCGCAGAGCATCGACACTACTAGCGCGGCGGTCGCATCGAAGTCACTTGCTCCGGTGAGGTCTATGCTCATCGGATACGTCGCGATCAAGCTCCCGGCTATGCTGCCGATACCATCGGTCCGCATCGACATTTCACTCGCGAGGATCGGCGGCTGGTAGGAGTTCTGGAGATAATGACCCGGAGGATTCGCGACGGTCTGTAGAACTTCGGATGCGCCGTCCGGGTAGATGTATTTCTCGAACTGGTAGTAGCTATCCCACTGCCCGGGCAGCAGTGCCTGCGCGCTCCCCTCGAACATCCCCGAGAAGCCGATCCGCAAGAAGTTCGAGAGAAGCATTACGACGTCCAGCCGAAATTCAGGTGCGCTTCGATGAGCGAGTTCGCCGGAGTCGCAACGCCTGACTTGCCGATCATGTAGAGGGCGGCACCATCGTAGACCCGCACGCCGCCATCGAAGCGCCAGGGGACGCTCTGTCCGAGGACTTGCAGCGGCACCGGCTCGCCGAGTCGTTTGAAGAGCGCGACGGAGTACATGCCCGAGGTGTAGGTCGCGCTGTTGCGGATGGTCTGGATAGAGCGGATGCCGCTATCGGCTCCTTGCAGGGGAATCGCGGGGCCGAACTTCCCCGCGCCGGTCGCGCCGGTATAGAGAATGTGCGAGGCAGTCGCAGCGGTCTTCCCGATCGGCGCGCTAGGCGACGTCGGGGTGGCGCGGCTTGCGGTCCCGGCGCCGTTCTGGTAGCCGAGAGTCAGTTGCGGCGTACCCGCACCAAGGGCGGTTGCCGAAGGATTGAAGAACATCGCGTCGACGCCGACCCCATCCGAGTAGCGCGGCAGCCGAACATCGATGACATTGGTTCCGGTCCCGGCATCGGTATAGGCAATCGCCGTCCCCGCGATGGCATTCGTGCGGCTGGTAGCGAAGCGACTCGTGGTCGCCGATACCCGGATCGTATAGTAGTCGACGCCCGCGGTAAGCCCGGTAGGCAGCGCGCCTCCTGAATTGCGGAACCTCACCTTCGAGAGGCTTTGGACGTCGTTGGTGTAAGTTCCGAGCAGACCCGACGATGACGAGAAGGTAGTAGTCTCTCCGCCGCCTATCCCCGATCCCGTATCGTAGGGCCAGATGACGGTCTGCGCGGTCGTGGTGGTGACTGAAGTCACCCGGATGAAACCGAGCAGGTCGATCAGTTGCACCCAGAAGGGAACCACGGTTGCCGCCGCGGTGTTCACCATCGCGGTCTCGAGGATCTTGTAGTCGTCGCCATCGGCTCCGACATCGCCTCCGTGATAGAGGCTACCTGCGCTCGCAGTCTGGTCACTCACCGACTGGAAGAGGAGGTTGGTGCCCGCATCGAAGATCGCATCGGCCGAGGGGTAGCCGCCGCCCCGGAAGAGAGTATGCCATTCATTCGCAACGGCGGCGGCGGTCGGGTTGAACTGCTTGGACATGACGGTTTGGAAGCGCTTGCCGAGCGCCGACATCGAGTTCAGGCGATTGTCGAGTCCGGTGAATCCACCCATGTTATTTCCTCACCCATAAGGTTCGAAGTTGACCTTCAATGATGGCGCCCGACAGGGAGCCGTTCGGCTTACAAATCATCGACAGATATGCATCGTCTTCGATCTGCTCAAACATTCCAAGATGCTGCCAGAAGGACCAGCCCGATGGGTTAGTGTTTTCGTAGCCCGCAAAAGGCGCGAGAGGCTTGACGAGCACTACTGCGAGGTTCCCGGCGTCGGCAGAGAAAAACTCGATGCTCTCGACGCTGCGCACCCCACCATCGCCTTGCGCTAGCGGCACGAAGGGACCGGGACAGCCTGCTGAAGTAGGCGCGGAAGTCGCAACCGTACCGAGGAGCGCCTGGGTATTGATGGTCATGATCGGGGACTGCCTGCCTGCTACGCCCGCAGAGTTCGTATACGTAACGCGGCAGGTACCGCCGCCCACATATGGGAACTGCTCGACCAGCATGATCTGCACACCTTCGCCGCTCGAGTAGCGGGGCAGCGTGACTGCATTCGTCATCGACTGCACATCCTCCATCGGGATCAGAGGATAGTACATCAGGTAGTCGGCGATGATGAGCGAAAGAGGCATCGCAGTGGCGGTGACCGATAGCACGCATGCGTAGTCGAGAAACTTGCGGTAGTCGGAGCCCTTGTCTTCGCCATGATCCAGCCCGCCGTCGACGCTCCGGCGCAGCGCTCGCGCGGTATTCGGAGACCCATCAGTGAAGTAATTCGCGGCAGGGTAGCGACCCGACATCGTGAGGTCGACGAAGATGCCTGCTTTGGTTGCGATGGATGGAACCTTGACCCAG